TGTCACGACATTGTACCTATTGTGTCCCTTACAAACAAATAATGGAAGCTGCTGTATCAGCTGTTGTAGCCGTTATCGCCGGTTTAGCAGCAGTAACAAACCGCCTACACAACCGAATAAACCTTGTCCACTCCCGGATAACTGATATGGACCGCCGTGTAGACGGTATTGAACTTCGCATTGCTACCAACTACGTCGATAAGGTAGAATTTAAAGCTGGTCTGCAGCGTATGGAAGATCACATGGTCCGCATTGAAAACAAACTAGACCAAATCGTTATGAGGAATTCTTAATTTATGGCCTATCAGCTGATTGATACCTTTACCGAAAAGGTGCTCGGTACTTATGTTACCGAAGCTGACGCTCAAAAAGCAGAGACCCATCTGATTCATGAAGCCGGTGAAAGCCGGTATAAAATTGTCGGTCCGCCTGCACCTAAAAAAGTCAGCAAGAAAAAAACCGATGGCAAAGAAGAAAGCAACTGAGGATCAGTTTAACGAGCTTCACAACCTTGTTACATCTGAATTCCTTGCACGTATTAAAAGCGGTGAAGCCACGACACAAGATCTTAAAGCAGCTTGTGACTGGTTAGCCAAAAATGACATTAGTGGTGTTGCTTACGAAGGTAATCCACTAGACAAACTTGCAACAGTTATGCCCAAGATTGACCCAGAGATGGTACAGAAGAGGTTGTATGGCTCGAAGCACTTCTAGTTACTACAAGTCTAACCCTGGTGCTAGACGACGCCGGTTAACGCAGCAAAAACGGTACAACAAGACTGCTAAAGGTCTTAAAATTCGTACTGCTGCTAACAAACTAAATAGAAAACTTGGTACTTATGGAAATGGTGACGGTAAAGACGCATCTCACACAGGACGTAACAAAGGTAAACTTGAATCGCCCTCAAAGAATCGTCGTAGACCCCGCACCAATAAGAAGTACGCATGACCCCACTTCTGCCAAGTCCTGAACACTACCTGCAAAATTTATTGACTATGACCAGTCCTGAAGCGAAACGGCTGTGGCGCAGAGCCATCAAGGAACACTTCAACTGTCAATGTGTCTATTGTGGAAAATCTTATGAACTTAATGAACTTACTCTTGATCACGTTGTACCTCGTTTTTATGGAGGAGAAACAACAACAAAGAATTTGGTTCCATCCTGCAGGAAATGTAATCAAAATAAAGGTACCAGCAACTGGTTGGAATGGATGAGGCAGACATTCGGCATTACTACCCGAGAGGGTTTAATTTTATCCCATATTAAATAATGGCACGTAAAAAACGCGACCCTATGTTGGGTATGAGTCTCCGCGAAAGGACTCAATATAAAGCTAAACAAGCTCAAAAAAAAGCAGCTGAAGCAAAAGCAGCAAAAGCTCGGCAACTAAAGATTGACAAAGAAGCTGAAGCAGCACGGGAAGCTGCTCCTAAGAATGAGCGTGCACGGGCGCAAAGCGAAGGCGGTGGCATGGGCAAACCTAAGCCAAAGCCTAAGCCTACTGCAACTAAACCGAAGCCTAAGCCTAAGCCTCAGCCTACTGCAGCTAAACCGAAGCCTAAGCCTCAGCCTGCTACAGCTAAAGCGAAACCTAAACCTCAGCCAACTGAAACTAAACCGGAGACAAAATCTCAGCCTACTGCAGCACAACAACGTCGTGCTAACCGTCGGGGAGGTTCAAGCACACGCTCTACAAAAGTTAATCCACTTAAAGTTTTGAAAGGTGCAGTCACGTCTGTGGACAAGGCGTTAAAGCTAACCCACAAAAAAGGTGACACTAAAAAAATTGGAGGGGTAACCTACCGGTGGAATGGTAAAAAATGGGTCAATCTTGGCCGTGATTTTTGATAATTAACAATACCGCCGCTCCAAACAGAGCGGCTTCTTTTCTTATGTCAGCAAAACTTTTAAAATCAGCTTTTTCGCTTATCGGAGAAGGCGGTGTTGTACGGCTTGGATACTCACGTGATGATGCCGTAGAAAACCTGCGTCGTCTTGGTGAAAAACGGCGGTCTATCGCCGGTCCTGTGCCACCTAGCCTTTCCGACAAAACATTTAAAGGTGCTACCAGCAAAGAAGAAGCCATGATGATGGCTAGTACTAAGTACGAACAAGATGGCGAATTAATGCAAATTCGTAACTACGGAGCACCTTATGCGCCTGGCGGTCAAGTAACCAGAAAATCAACCCGTGAAAACACTGGACGTGGTATCACTGAAGAAGGTAACACCCGTAAAATTAACGAAACATTGGCGACACCTGATGACGCCGATGAACGTGCCTACTTTAAAGCACTTGCAAATGCTGCTAAAGAAGGTTTAGATGCAGATCACGTGTATGACATTTCCCGTATTGCTAATGCTGTGCGTGATATGACACCTGAACGGCGTCAGCAGTTTTTTGATAACTTCAAAAAGGCAGGTATTGCTGTCGGTAACCAAGCCGCTAACATTAAAGCAATTTCTAAATTCCTTAACCAAGTTGTTAAACCAGCCGAAACCCGTCAACTTGACGAAGCATTAAAAGCAATGGGTAAACGTGAAGTATCCTTTTTGCAACAAGTGCTAAATAACGAGATGTAATTTATGAGCGATGTTCTAGCCGCCCTACAGGGCGATTTTAAAGTATTCTTACAAGCCTTGTGGTCACAGCTAGACTTGCCACAACCGACCAGAGCACAATACGCTATTGCCGACTACCTACAACACGGACCTAAGCGACTACAGATCCAAGCGTTTCGTGGTGTTGGTAAGTCTTGGATTACTGGTGCCTTTGTGCTCTGGACTTTATTTAATAACGCCGAAAAAAAGATCATGATTATCTCCGCTTCTAAGGAGCGAGCAGATAACATGAGCATCTTCCTACAAAAACTTATCATTGAGACACCCTGGCTTAAGCACCTACAGCCTAAGGCGGATGACGCCCGTTGGAGCCGGATTAGCTTCGACGTTAACTGTTCACCGTCCCAGGCTCCGTCGGTTAAATCGGTGGGTATCACCGGTCAGCTTACGGGTTCACGTGCCGACCTGATGATTCTTGATGACGTGGAGGTGCCAGGCAACTCAATGACTGAAATGATGCGTGAGAAACTGCTGCAACTCTGTACGGAGGCTGAATCAATTCTTACGCCAAAAGAAGACAGCCGAATCATGTATCTCGGCACACCACAGACAACCTTTACCATTTATCGTAAACTTGCAGAACGTAATTACCGCCCCTTTGTATGGCCTGCTCGTGTTCCTCGTAAACTTGCTAACTATGAAGGACTCATAGCGCCGCAGTTACAGGAAGACATTGATATGGGTGCAGAGGCGTGGGATGTAACTGACCCTGACCGCTTTAGCCATGAAGATCTTATCGAACGTGAAGCATCTATGGGACGCAGCAACTTTATGCTGCAGTTTATGCTTGACACAAGCCTCAGCGACGCTGAAAAATTCCCCCTCAAGATGGCTGATCTTGTCGTCACCAGTGTTAATCCTAAGTCCGCTCCTGACGACATTATCTGGTGCTCAGATCCTCGCAACGTCATCAAAGAACTCCCCACTGTTGGGTTACCTGGAGACTATTTCTACTCTCCAATGCAGCTCCAAGGAGAATGGGGTCCTTACCAAGAAACAATCTGCTCAGTTGACCCGTCGGGTCGTGGTACAGATGAAACGGCAGCAGCTTATATCTCGCAACGCAACGGTTATTTGTACCTGCACGAGGTGCGAGCTTATCGAGACGGATACTCAGACAATACGCTTTTGGACATTCTAAAAGGGTGTAAGAAGTTCGGGGTAACCAAGCTTGTTGTTGAAACTAACTTCGGTGACGGTCTTGTAGCCGAGCTATTTAAGAAACACTTACAACAGACACAACAAGGTATTGACGTAGAAGAGGTACGAGCTAATGTCCGAAAAGAAGAACGTATTATTGATGCCCTTGAGCCTATCCTTAATCAACACCGCCTTGTTGTTGATCGTAATGTCATCGACTGGGACTACAACTCAAATAAAGACGACGCTC